ACGAATCTTCAGGTACACCATACCAAAGCTCCTTCGGTCAGCCTTGCACGCCTCCCAAAAGATGTAGAGCAAGCGGTTGGCCTCACGGAAGTCGGGGTAGCCTACGTCAATGCTTGTCCATTGCAAGTACATGTAGTGTGCCCCCGTGAGATAGGTTGGCTTGCCATCGTTCATGAACCAATAGCCATCGTCCCTCCTGTCGAACTCCCGCTCGATATAGTCAACGTACCTCGACTTGAAGTCAGAGGTCATCTCGTTCCATTGGAAAATGGATTGGATTTTATTCAGGTGAGCAGGGATTTCTTCTCTCTCCCAATACTGCTCACTTCTCTTGGTGTGTCTTTGAGGACACGCCTTGGGAGATTTGGGCAGGCCAATCTTTAGGTTCTGAATCTCGTATACCTCACCGAGAGTTCCGTCCTTAGATATGATTACAAGGTCATACTTGGGGTCATAGCCGTACTTCCAAGTCTTTGCTTTGTTCTTAGTAGAAAGCACATGCTTGGGGATGTAGTCATGTATGACACGATGCAAGTTGTTATTTAGACCTTCGTTCTGCAAATCCTTGCTTTGTATCTACCTTCTTGGTAGAGCCTGTTTCCAATGTCTCGATAGCCTCTCTCTCGGCCTCGATTCTATTTAGGATTTCGAATGCATCCATGATGCACAGTTTCTTTGTAGCTGCCGCGTTCTTGAGCCTATCAGCCGACAGGTCGTCCTCCGGGTCGTGCTTGATGATTTGCTCCTTGGCAACTTTGATAAGCTGTTCCACGGCACGATGACCTGCTTCAATAATCTTGAGCTTTACATCCTTAGTGTTCATGGCGCATGGTTATCTGATGGTCGTATACCCTGTACATGGTCTCACCGTCTACGTCAAACTCGTACTCGCTGTCGGGCGTAAACGAAACGATGGTTCCTGTGTGAACTCCCTTGCTTACAAGATAGTCATTTGGATATTCCATACGTCCCATGAGTGGTTCGTGCGTAGGCTTCTCGATAAAGCACTCCTCAGCGGGGATGGGAGAAACGAAGCAGTACCTGTCGTGAGCGTGCCACTTGTTGCCGTCGTGGTACATAAAGAACTGCTCGGTATCAACGAAGAACAAGTCTTCCTTGAAGAAGCTACGCCCGCTCTTACGACGACCTTTCATGTCGTTGTAGAACTTAAATACGTTGTGGTGGACAAGCAAGGTGTATCCCGCCTTGATTGGCCCGTCATAACCCAATGGCACTGAGACTACAATAGCCTTACGGTTTGAAAACTTTGCCTCCTCCTCTGATGTGTTGGTAGTAAACTCTACCCCCTCCCAATCTACCGTGTTGTTGTATCTCGTGCCCTTATGCGGTTTGACGATGAAGTTGAATGGGGATTGCATTAAAAGTTGATGTTGTACTCCACACTAACAGGTACAGTTGGTGTGAAAGACTTCCACAGCATTACTTCGTCATCACGCTCAATCCAAATGCGGTACTCTTCGTCCACGCATTGAATTAGGTGAATGCAGTATTCTCCGTTTAGAACCTTTTGCCCTACGAGGTAATGCATAGCACCCGACTTGTAGTCGGGGCCGATGGAAATCTTTCGGATGTCCATAGCATATTAGGGCTGCACCACCATTACGATTCCCGCTGCATTGAGAGGGGCTGCACCTGTTCCGTCAGTTTGATACAACGCACCCACAGCTAATCCGTTTGATACTGCCTCTGCGTTATCTCTGTACTGAGCAAGAGTCATTACACCGGGCAGTTGCGCCAAAGAAGCAATGGAACCTACTGTAAAGTTCTTAGTTGCATCAGTAGGCGTGCCCACCACGTCAGTGCCAATGACTGTGTCTGAAACTGTAGGAGCAACCGTGGCGTATGTGCTAATCTTAGACATCTTCTTTTTCTTCTGAGTTTCTTGTAATCTCGCCCGTTTGAACGTTTACGACAGCGTCCTTGCCGTACTTCTCCATGAGGACATTCTCATAGTCGTTGTAGTCCGACTTGAGCTTGTCCACCTTTCCAAGCAAAGCAGTCTTCGCGAGTTCAGCATCACCAATCTTCATCTTGAGGGTGTTGAACTCAGCAACAAAGGTCTGAACCGTATTCAGTTCTTCAGCAGTAAGGTTTTCCATTGTAATAGAATTAGATTTTGTACAAAGATACTCTTTTTGTCTTAGTCCTTTTTCGCTGAACCGCCAAAGAAAAAGTCAACGACGGTGTTCACCTTGGCACTCATAGCACCGAAAATGGTGGAGATGAAACTAATCTCAAACTCACCGAGGTCGATGTCTTCCTCCACAAAGTATTTGAACATGACAAAGCTCAACGCGAAGTATGCGATGGTGAAGACTGTAGCCAATACTTTCTGTATGGTACTATCAGATGAGTATAGCAGACGCGCACTCTTCCTGTCCTCAACCTCAAGGTTGTATAGCTCAACCAACTGAGCATGAGCCTGCGCCTTGTCTTCAGGCGTGAGCTTCGACTCATCAATCATTTTGCTTACAGCACCCAACAGCCCCGCGTCGGGAAGTAGCTCTCCGGCTACGTTTAAGATGTCAGGGGCTTTGTCGGCCAAGAACTTGCCGACCTTCGTTTCTCTAAACTTCTTCTTCATCGTAATAAGAGCTTATCCATGCATACTCTTCGGTAGCATCAAAACTTGGACAAGCCTTATTTGAGAAGTCTCGATGACCGTGGACAACAGCGTCGCAGTACACAGCCTTTAGCTCCAACAACAGTGCCGCAAGGGAGGCTTTCTGCTCAGGAGTACGGGTATCCTTTGACGTTTTCCCATCCTCTTCTACTCCACCGACATAGCATACCCCTATGCTGTTCATGTTTTCTCCTATGGTATGCGCACCGGGCCGCTCTTCGGGTCTGCCGGGGACAATTGTTCCATCGAGATAAATCACGTAGTGGTAGCCTATGTCTGACCAATTGCGGGGGGACGAAGTGTGCCATCCCCTGATGGTTTCCATATCTATGTGCTGACCCTCGCGTGTTGCTGAACAATGAACAATTATCTTATCTATGTTTCTCACGAATCAATTTGCTTACGAGCAAGGAGCAGCTTGATTTCTTGGATGTCTGCGCTTAGTTCTTTTAGCAACTTTGTCACCTCACTCTTGCTCTGCTCAAGGGTGTATACTCGGTTCTTTAGCTTTGCTACCTCGTTGTTCATTCTAATGTACACACCGATAAGTCCTGCAAGGAGCAGAATTCCCTCGTACAGGCTAATCATCTCACTACTCATCTTCCAACATATCAGAGGGTAAAGGGTAAATCTCAAACTCCGCAAGCCTGTCTACCCACTCTTCCGGATTTGTATAGTATTCAATAACTGTCCAAGGCGTGCCGAGGCATTGCGTCTGAGACACTTCAACCCAAGACATAGGCTGCAGCTTTTCGTCATTTGCAAAACAAATAACCCAAGTGTCTGCTTGAGGGTAGCAGAACTCCCCATCAATATCTCTAGTTCGGCCCGCCATCAGTAATTGTCCAATTGTATGTTCTAACCAAGGTTGCGCGAGCAGACGATGCCGCTCCACCCGCTGTGAATTGAGCTGACGTAGCAAACGTCACACTGCTCTGAACGCTTTGAGCAGCCCATGCAATCAAAAGAGCATCGTAGTTGGCTTGACTCATAGACGTTCCTGTAAATGCAGAGTTAAATGAGGTGCAGTTTGATACATCCCAACTGCTGATGTCTTCGTTCCAATTGGGCACGGTAAGCAGAAGCCACTGCGCTGATGTTACGTTAGAAAAGTCCCAATTCGCAAGTCCGCTTGTGATGGCGTTCGACTGATAGAAGCAGCCTGAGATATCACCCGTCAGTGTAGGCGAATCTGTTGCGCTACACGTCATATTGGTTGCCCCTCTTAGAGCAAATATATTATTGATGGTAAGGTTTGTGCCTCCCCAATTCAAAATCTCAAGCATCTTCAGAGGGTCTCCTGAACCGAATAGGTCAATGCCTGTAAAGTCGCCCGTGATGTCAATCGTATAAATGCCTCCTGTGGAGTACGAATGAGTTACCTCAGCCTGATTGTATGATGTGATAGTATCAGTGCTACCATCACCCCAATCAACAGTAAAATTGTATACACCCTCAGACCGAGTAGGTAGCTTGTAGTCAGTGCTCCTAGTGGCTCCTGAGTTTCTTGTGTCTACCCGAAAGCGAAATCCTGCAGGTGGGGGTGACGGTGCGCCACCGCGCTGCGCCCCTCCGATAGAGTTGCCCGCTCCTCCTGTGACAACGTTTGCTATTTTGATTGCCGTTGCCATATCAGAACAATGCTACGATATTGGACACGTTAGCTGTGCCCGTGTTGTACACCCTAACAACCTGAAGCGGAATAGTAGTTCCCTGTACAAGATTGTCAAGGACAATATCATCTCCACCCGCTGTTCTAACCTTTAACGTCGCACCTGCTCCTACCGTCCCGACATATAGCGTTGCAGGCCCGGTGCTTCGTCTGTATACAGCATACGTCTGACCTGATGTTGCAGAGATGTCATTTGACAATGTTATTTGGTTCGCACTTACTATTTTCGTAATGGTAGCAACATTAGGAGTAGTGGTAACATTGACAACAAGGTCTCCTACTTCTACATGACTAAAGGGAGCAACACTAATTACGTCTACCAATTGAGTGCCTCCTGAACCGAAGCCCGCTGTCCCAAACTTATTGGGAAGCGCAAAATCATACAGGTTGACAGAGTCAATCGTATCACTTAGCAGCGTATCCATAGGAGTGGCCCTCCCTGTCTGTAGCTTTTGGTACATATCAGAACAGGGCTACAATGTTAGATGCGGTTGTACCCGTGTCGTAAACTCTCTTGACCTGCACAGGGATGAATGACCCCTGCTGAATGTTGACGAAGGTAGCGTCATCGCCACCTGCGCTACGAACCTTCAGTGTTGCTCCCGCTGCCGCTGTACCAACGTACAGGACTGCAGGTTCTTCGCTTTGCGATAGGATTGTAAAGGCCGAGCCTGCAGAAATTACTGAAGTTGTAAGTGTAATCTGCGTCTCACTATTTACCGAAAGAACTCTAGAGGCAAGAGACGTAGTGCCCGGCTTAAAAGCCAAGTCACCGGGCTGAACACCGTCAGTAATAAACGTAGCACCTGAGTCGTTAACTACCGGGCCTGTCTCCGCAGCGTTACGAGTGTAAGTGTTGATTACGTTATTGAGGTTTACTGTGTCTTCAGCATCACTCTGCTTGTCGTCCATGTCGGTTGCTCTTCCAACCTGTAGTTTTTGATATGCCATTAGGTTTTGTTTTAGAAGAGTGCGAGGATGTCACTTACAGTTGTTCCTGTGTTGTAAACTCGCTTTACTTGCACAGGCAAAAAGCTGCCTTCAGGTGGATTGTGGAATGTAATATCATCCCCACCCTCTGTCCTAACCTTAAGTGTAATAGACCCTGAACCGGGGTGCGTGCCCACGTACAGGACTGCAGGCTCATGAGAGGCCGCAAGAACTTTACATGTTGCTCCTGAACCGATAGTGATGCCCGTTACCATTGTTAGTTGTGTATCACTATCAACAGAAGCGATGTAGCTGCTCTTAACAACGGGTGAGCTAGTATTAACAAGCAAATCTCCTGCATTGATAAGGTTGTTACCATTGGCATCAATAAAGGTATTTGGCGGTGCAATTATTACAGTGCCGGGTGTTCCGCTGCCCGCTGCGGTGGTGAATGTAATCAACTCGTCATCAAGGTTGACTGTGTCTTCTTGATTGTTCAGCAGTCTTTCCATTGCCGTTATCCGGCCAACCTGTAGTTTTTGGTATCCCATCGTTAGTCTCTATCGTATGGGAAAATCCTGTTCAGGGTATCCCTTCGTTTGCCACATCCGCAGTCGGTATTAGTCGCCTTCGCAACTGTATCGACTGCCTTCTTAATGCCTGTTGCCTTGGTGAACTTTTCGATTGAATCACCGAGACCTTTAGACTTGTTATCCATGTAGCAAAGTTACGGATTATTTTTTTCTGTCCGGGATGATGGAATTGATGAGGGTATCGACCCAACCGAAGACAACATTGTCTTTTTCGGTAGGCGTAAGATTCACTACAACTTTAGCGAAGGCCGCAGCCGCGATGAGCAGTTCAGCCCAATTCAAAATAATGAAATCAATCATAACATTTAGTATTTACCTCTGCGTGATGATGGGGAGGATTTAGTGCTTCCTCCTTTGCCTGCCCAAAGGTGTTTGCAGGCCCAATAACGGGGAGTGAGTTTGTCTTTAGCCTGCCCACACTTGTGGCGTGCGCGAAAAGACTTGCGTGCAGCAGATGAATAGTTATGGCCGTAGCCCTTAGCCCCGAAGTGCAAGAGCTTTTCTCTCCCACCACTACAGGCTTTGACCATTTTCTTTTTACCGGGTCTGTCCGAGGGGACGACACGGTTGCATTTCATCTTGCTTTTGTTCGCCATTACTTTCTTTTACATCCGAAGTTGTTGGCGTAGTTCGCCATTTTGACAACTGACTTGCTGTACTTGTCGGTATTCTTCATAACAGCAGAGGCTGCGGAACAGGCATCTTTGAACCCGTTCCGCTTTGCCCATGATGTAAACTTCCCTTGGTCACCTTTCTTGACCATAGGAAATCCCTTCTTTGCCATTACTTCTTAATCAAGCCTGACAAGTGCTTGCCTACGTAATGGACACACTCAGGGTGAGAGTGGCGATAGGACATGCCCTTGTCAGCACCGTATGAGTGACCATACATCTTCTTAGACATTGCTTTGGACTCGTCTCTTCTGTCCTTCATAGACTGAGACTTCTTTCCGTTTCTTGCTCCCATCGACTCATCGAGTCTTGCGTTGTAACCTTGCTTCATGATTTTGATGTTACCCGACCTGCGGGTGTGTTAGATACAAATTGTTTTTTTCTGCCGTACTTTTTTTTCTTCTTAGCTGTGGCGGCACGTTCAGCTTTACTCATGCTCTGAGCCTTAGCCAATGGCAAGCACCTGTCGGGATTTTTTTTATTTTTACTTGTCCCGCAAGCACCCTTGATGGAGCCGTCAGTGCCAATGCGCACCCACTTCTCATCTCTCCATTTCTTCAGCTCACCCATGACCTTACGCTCCTACCTTAAAGATGC